GGCCCTCTTTCAAGGGCCACAAGCTCAAGAGTGTCACACCCTTCTACACCAAAGGAACTCCAATGGGAAAGACTGTTAGCGATTTTAAGGAAGGTCGCATCGAACTCTACCGAGACCGGTTGCGTCTTGACAATGTCAAGTCTGCGATGGGTCAAGGATGGAACGGTGTTAAACCAACCACCGGGACGTTATATAGTTCCGGATCGCTCAGTCGTTGCGTCGATCAAACACACCCGAATTTCCATGCGTTCATGCGGGCCCGAAACTCAGGCCGGCACGGACAAAATATAAGGAATTTGGATGTGGGGGGGCCTCTAGCAATAGAGTCCTCCTCTCTAACGATGCCAACTTGTGTGGATGTGACGGTCCCTGGTTTCGCGGGTTTCCGCGGATATCAGGGGGTTTATTTCCCGTCCAATTCCTACAAGGTGGCCATGCAGTCTATGACTGGCATGAAGGTTCCGTCCATATCGTCAGAGCTAGGGATCACTCGGCAAGATCTAAGGGCCTACGGGCCCAAAGCAATCGCCAAGTCGATTCCAGACGTTCCCGACTTCTCTCTCTTTCGGTTTATAGGTGAACTGCGGGCGGGTCTTCCTAAGATCCCGGCCAAAGCACTCCTAAAAGAGAGGAAGCTAAGCACCGTCGGCGGTGAGTACCTGAATGTTCAATTCGGTATCTTGCCAACGATGAAGGACCTCGATACCATCCGTCGGATGGTCGAGGACCCTTCCCTTCGCACCTCGATAAAGCGCAAGCTGAACGAGGAGCACCGGGTGCGTAAGACCTTGGATAAGGGAACCACGAGGACGACGACAGAAATGACGTCGTCCCAGTGGAACACTGTTCAAGGCCTTACAAACGCCTCCGGCCAGATCGACGTTATTGAGTCGTATAAAATCTGGTCGAGTTGTTCCTTCGTCTATCTCCAGGTCAGCAAGTTGGATCAGTTGTTAACTGAGTTCGACGAGCGATCTGGAGGGTGGGGGGTTCTACCCACCCACATTGACTTATGGAACCTCACGGCGTGGAGTTGGTTCGTCGACTGGTTTGTGAACTTTAACCACGTTCTCACCAGTCTCTCCTACTTAGGGAGAGACGGACTGTACATGCAGCGCGGCTACCTGATGGCAACGTTCACCAAAAGTGAGCAGCACCGTCAGCGCGGGTCCATCTATGGATCACCCTATTCGACTATGGGCCTCATAAAAACTGAGCGCAAATATCGAATAGCTGCGAGTCCCTTTGGCTTCGGATATACATGGAGGGAATTTTCTCCCTTCCAGCTATCCATCCTAGGAGCGCTGGGCGTAAACCGTCTGCGCTTCTAGAAGACCTGGCCTCTCTCAAAAGGAGAGGTCGGGCCGCCCTAATCCCTTGGGCAAGGACTTACCGACACCCGGTTAGTGGTGTTACAAGACAGAAAGAGTTACCATGTTCTCAGACCCACAATCCGTTACAATCAACGGTACCGCAACCTCGCTTCCCCGTGTTTCCATGGGGGAGCTCACCGGACAGTTCCGGGCGTCAGATGGCGCCCTTACGCTTACGGTGAAGCACAACCAGGGCCGCAAGGATCGGTCCGTCGTTCGTTTGGACTCCAAGAAGCTTGGAGCTAATCCTCTCGATCCGACTAAGAACCTTCCCTACACGGCCTCGGTCTACACTGTGGTTGAAGGCCCCGCGGGCGGCCAGGGATACACGAGCGTTGAGCTCGAGAACCTGGTGAAAGCCCACGCGGCCTACCTCACGGCTGCCAACGTCACTAAGATCGTTGGTAAAGAGTCGTAGAGGTGGACAAGTGGGGCCCGTTCCTTCTGGGATGGGCCATTGTCGTCGGTTTTCTGCTATCGATCGTAATAATACTCGGGAATCTCTTCCGAGTGATCGATGGCTGGGGACCTTAACGACGTCTGAGGACTAGAGGACTCGCCTAGCTTTATCATACCAAGAAAGTAGGTAGATGAAAAGCCTGACGGAGCTCTGGTCTGTCCTGGCGCATGACTGCGCCGAAAAGTGTGACACGAGCTACGCTCGAGACCTACAAACGGTCATCGAGCGGGTCGAACACGAGGGTGATTCGTTTCTCACGATTACCCTCCCCTCCTTTGCCGCGGACCTAGAAATGGGTCTAGAGCTTGGTGGGATAGATGGTCCTACCCTCTTCCGTTCTTTCAAGAAGAGGGGACGTCTCCCGGTGTTTCTGTCGGGTTTCGTTGACCAAGTGTTCGATCGTAGTACCGGTATGCTTCGCGAGTCTCCGAACGTGGAGGCCATCCGAGCTATCCGTCAGTTGTGCCTGATCTTCAAGAAGATTGAGCGCGACACAACGGACGCAAGGAAGGCCGCCGCAGAGGAGGCTTACCTAAGCTGCGAAGAGGATCTGGAACGCGTTGAGGAGCAACTAACCGCCGTACAACGGCGGAACTTCTCGACTGCGTTCGCCTGGCTGTACTCGGACGTTTTGAATGACCTTACAAAGGCCATCGAGCGTCACGAGCTTACTGCCAAGCACGGTCCCGGTTCTACCCAAGATAAACTCCTGGGGAACCGAAAGTACGACTTTCCTACGTGGACGAGTCGACTTGAAGTCCTGTTCCCGTATGCGCTGTACTGCACGCATACTTGGCAGAAAACTTCGGACTACAGTTATACTTCGCTCCAACCGGCGCAGGAGCCACCCGTAAAGGTGGTCTTTGTGCCAAAGACTCAGAAGACTCCTCGAGTTATCGCGATGGAACCTACGCACATGCAATACGTGCAGCAGGCCATCATGACGACTCTTGTGCCGCTCCTGGAGCGTTCCCATGTGGGACTCTCTCAGGGCTTCACCGATCAAGCTCCCAACCGTGCGAAAGCGCGGGAAGGATCTATAACCGGGAAGTATGCGACAATTGATCTCTCTGAGGCTAGTGATCGTGTGCTTGCTTGTCTTATTAGAGACGCGCTCGCACCCTGGCCCACGGTCCAAGAGGCCGTGATGTCCAGTCGGTCATCTAGCAGCAGGCTCCCATCAGGACGAGTAATCGAACTGAGGAAGTTTGCTTCAATGGGGTCTGCCCTCTGTTTCCCAGTTGAGGTTATGGCGTTTTCAGCCATTATCTTCGCTGCGATGTCAGGGGCCGGCGGACATTCCGTTCGGGACGTACTACGTTCGTTCCGTTCGGGAGAGGTACGCGTCTATGGTGACGACATAATCGTCCCCGTGGATAGTGTCTATTGTGTCGAGGAATACCTCGAGACCTATGGTCTTAAGGTAAACAGGTCCAAGTCCTTCTCTTTCGGGAAGTTCAGGGAGTCCTGTGGGGGCGACTATTATGACGGGCATGATGTAACACCCGTTCGTATGCGTCGCGACCTTCCTCTCAACAAACAACACGTTATGGAGCTAGTATCCACGGTGTCCACCGCAAATCAGTTGGTGGATGCAGGGTACGACTACTGCGGTGAGGCTATGCATCGGGTATGTGAGAAGATTCTTCCCATGTATCCAGATGTGCCTCGCCACAGCGACTTGCTTGGCAGGTGGTCTTATGACCCCGAGCCCAGCGGGTACAGCGTGAGGATGTGGGCCCCGGTTTACCGGGGCTATGCTCCTTACTCTGTCGCTCCCAAATCCCCTATAAACGGTGTCCGAGCGCTTTTTAAGGCTCTCACCGGGAAATGGAATGATCCGATGTTTAAGGATCATATGGAACGTGCTGGAAGGCCGATCACCTATAC